TCTCCATTGACGAAGTAGATGATCGTTTCACCATGCATCACTACGAAGTCAACTGCGAAGCCGGAAGGGTGGTACGCTGATGGCTGCTAGTAGCTTGTCAATGTACGTTAGCTCCGGGCAGTCGTTTACGCAACGAGGTCGGCCAGGTCGGGGCGGTATCACTTACGCTAGCGAGAAAGTCAACGACTTTGATGGTGCTATCTCGGATATGGCAGCTCTAGATGCCAGACTGCTGGTTATGGGTCGTGATTCCGCTGTTCAGTTAGCCAATGCCTTGACAAGAAACACCAAAGAAGCTATCCGTCGCCATATGCCTGCCCCTGGATGGCGACCTAGAGAAAGCACTGGTGAGCCGTTCGAGTTCTCTAAAGGCAGGTTAGCAGCGGCGTGGGGTATATATACACCGGAAATGATGCGTGGTCAGGTTGACGACGTAGGTTCTGTCCCCATCCAGGAAAAGCATGAGGAATGGGCGGCAGTCAACGGTGTGGCAGGTAGCCCTGACATCGAAGAAGGTACCGATATTGGTGAAGAGCTACAGGTCGAGATGGGTGCCATTACCGAGATCAAGCGTGTCAAAGGCAACGTCTGGTCTGTAGACGTCGGGACGTTCCTACCCTATGCGGGCCTGGCAAACGACGGCGGCTCCATGATGATTCAGCCCTACGGTAATCCCAGGGCTACGCCTGTGAAAGCCCATTGGGAAGGCGTACACTTTATCGAAGAAGGTATTGCTGAGACAGAAGCCCAGTCGGATGACATTGTTGAAGGGTCTGTCAACGCTGCCTTGCAGGGGCAGACGGGTCGGCGTCGACAACCATACAAGGGCAGACGACGTAATGTCTAGGTCAACGGCTACTATGGATCTAGAAGAGCAGTTTCACTCTGTGAAGCACGCTATCTGGCAGATCTATCCAGTTGGCAGTAAGGCCAGGGTGCTGGAAAGCCGACCCAATACCCTGGTGCGTCCTAGCTGGCGCGTCTCATACCTGACCCACCGTGACGAACAGCTAACTTCTCGGCGCTATCGACAGGTTGTAGACTGGATCATCGATTACTATGGTATCAGCAGGGCTGATGTCATGGATAAGATGAATGCCTTCGAGCGCTCTATAAAGTTTGGCGGCAAGCGTTTCAGGTGGGTTAATCTCATTCCCGCATGGCGGTTTGATTGGCAGTATCCTGAGGTTGTGCTTACCACTGCTGGTGATGGCTCTCTTGTTCCTGGATCGTATCTTGTACGGGTTAGCGCAGTTGATCTCTGCGATAATGAAAGTGCGGCCAGTGTCGCGCAAGAAGTAGTCGTAGCTGCGCCAAAGAACTCTATAGGCGTGCGTATCCCGCGTGTGCCATATAGCCAGCCTCTGTTCAAGAAGTATAACGTGTACGTCAACGGGCATCGAGAAGTCTCCGTAGACTTGCCTGAAAGATACGGCGGTGCTTTCTATCCTCAAACTGCGATAAAGAATCTACTTGGCAGCGGCCCCGCCCCCCTGGAGCCAAGTGATACAGTTAGGGTCAGGTGGCAGTTTCTACGTGTCACGGGCTATGCGGCCGGAAGCAGAGAAGATGATGTCACTAATGGTGTGTTTACGGGGAACATCACTCTGCAAACCACTGTGGAACAGGAGCATGACCGAGAACAGGCACCGCTTATTCAGTATGTTGAGGCAGAGACCACGCTAAACGTTGACGACAAATTTACCATTGTCGTAGGAGAAGTGTTATGACAGAAACTCCTCCCGAGAACTCGCCGCCTGTTCCGCCCACCCAGACGGAAAAGGATGCTCAAGCAACCAATCAGGAAGTACAGGGTCAGGCCCCTCTTGGCTACACGGATCATCGTACATACTCGATGTCCTTGTACAATCAGCCAGTGTGGGTTGTAGATGCTGTTTTCTCGACAGGACAGCTTGATCCGAATGAGCAGTACACACCAGGTCAGGTGCAGGGCGCTATTGACCAGATGATGGCTACTCCGGACAAGCAGTACGAAACGCCCCAGGAGGTCCAGTAAATGCCAGGTGGTCCTTGGACTCCAGCCGCGCCTCCAACCAGGCCGGGTCTATACGTCAACTTCATCTCTGATGCTATTGCGGCGATTACCGCTGGCGTCCGGGGTAGGGTGGCAATGATCGTCAGGGCACCGTGGGGACCGGCAAATCAAGTGCAGGTAGTTGACGGATTTGCGGATCTGCTCAACTATTTCACGCCCAACGAAACAGGCACCAACAATGCCTATTACGCTGGTCGTCAGGCGTTTTTGGGTGGAGCTCGTGAGCTTCGCATGTACCGTCTCCTGGGGGCCAGTAGCGCCAAGGCTACGGTAAACTTGCAGGATACGGCTGGGACGCCTAGCAACGCCATCAGGTTCGATGCCAAGAATGCGGGGGCCTACGGCAACTCGTTTATTGTGCAGACCCGTGCTAATCCCGGAGACGTCACCAAGACAGATGTCCTACTGACAGTTGGCGCGACATTGATGGCAACATGGACCAGCAATGTGAATCGCGGCACAGTAGGCCACATGAAGAACTTGGCTGATCTTGTCAACGCGGATACCAATAACTATTGGGTCACAGCCACGGTTATTGGCGAAGGCAACAGCATCCCGGCCAGCGCGTCTTTGACTCTTGCTTCTGGAAGCGAAGGGTCCGCCCCCGTGATGCAGGACTACATCAACCTGCTCACTACTATCGCCCTGGAAGCAGACGAGTGGGACGTCTTCACCTGCGACGTCAAGAACTCCGACCTGGCTGGTATCGAAGCCACGTTCGCTTCCTGGTTGCGTGACCTTCGTCTTGAAGGTTATCGGGTGGCAATGGTTCTCGGCAGTGGCCTTGCTGAAACTGCCGTAGCGGCCGAGACAGCTGCATCGACCATCAATCAGGAAGGTGTGCAGTACGTCTACCCAGGCGTGAATCAGACCGATTCAGCAGGTAATCTGGTTGTCAAGCGTGGGGCTGCCTTCGCTGCTCAGATTGCTGGCGTGCGGGCTTCACTCCCGTTGGGCCAGGGTATGACGTACTATCCTTTGCAGGAGGTGATCGCCCTAGAAGCCAAGAACAAGGGTAGCACGGTTGATACTCTGATCAAGAGCGGGGTGACGGTCCTTGGCAAAGCTGGACTCAGTTTCCACGTGGTCAAGGGTGTGACAACTCTGGTGGTCCCGGGGTATGCGCTTGACGGTAATCCAATCCCACAGGGGTTCAAGAAGGTATCAATCGTCAACACGTGCGATGCCATTGCAGCGGCGATTGAGCTAGCTGCACGAACGAACTACATTGGGAAAGTCCCCAACGACACGGACGGCCAGCAGGCTGTAGTTGGTGTGGTGCGCGACTTTCTGCGTGTGATGGCTGGTCAGAGAGCTATCCGCAATAACTACACGGTAGGTCTCAGCGAAACCCGTGAGTCAGAAGGCGAACGACTATACCTGGACATCTCGATGACAGTGGTCGATACCATTGATGTCATCCTGATGACCGTGAAGGTTGGGACATAAGCATGGCGCTGAATCCAGACCGTACTATCAATGGCTCTTACGGCGAACTGTTCCTAGATGGTGTGTGGCAGACCCAGGTACAGCGAGTCGAGGGCCGTATTACTATCAACCGCCGAGAGGTGCGTTTGGCCGGAGCACGCCAGACGGGCTACAAGGCGACTGGAACCTCGGGCGATGGAACCATCACAGGTTTCAAAGTCACGAGCCACTTCCTGCGGATGGTGGGTGCCTACCAGAGGCACAGCCGTTCTCGGCAGGTACCAGCTCTGATTCGCTACGAGTTGGATGATCCCGAGGCCTTTGGGTCTGAGGTTGTCGAGCTTCTGGGCGTCAAGTTCTGGGAAGTGCCGATTGGCTTTCAGGTTGATGAGCTAGTCGAAGAAGCCATTCCGTTCACATTCATCAACCACAACCTGCTGTCCTGCATCGACGGAAACCTGCAAGAGTGGGAATCCGAAGGTAAAGACTGCAACTAGGGAGTAATAGCGGGCATGACCGATAGCATCGACACACAGGTTCAGGCTGCGGATGTACGCACGCCTATGCGTAGGCTGCCGAACAAGCCTGACGTGTTAGTAGAGCTCACTCCAGAGGAAGCTGCCGCTGAGTACCAAGGCGAGCCAGTAGATCCTTTGGAGGAGCTTCTTGCTTACGACTCAGATAAGAAGTTCAACGACGAGTTGGACATGAGCCAGTACGGTTTCAAGGCACCGTGGGTTATCACGAACCTTACTGGCCCAGAGCATATGCAGTTGATCGAGCGCAGTAGCCGCGTGGTCAAGAACACTGGCGCAGGTACCCTCCAGAAGCAGATGGACGGTCAGAAGTTTCAGGCGCTGGTGGTAGCTTATGGGGTAAAAAGCCCTAATCATAGAGATGCCAAGGTGATGCGCAAGTACAACATGCGTGCGACGCAGGAAGACCGCCTGGTGCTGGAGATCTACAAGAACCAGCCTGGTTTGATGTTGTATGTGTCTAATGCTGTATTAGAGCTAAGCGGGTTCCACGAAGACCTCGTGGAGGTTGCCAAAAGCTCTGATTGAGGCGCATCCAGAAACCAATCTCTTGGCTAGGATCTTCATTGAAACAGGCCGGTTTCCCAATGAAGTCTACAACCTACCCCGTGGCGAACGAGCTCTGGTGTATGCATCTGTCATCACAGGAGCCAAGTTCAAAGGTGGCGGTGGTGGAGCGGCAACTGCCAAGAATGTGAAGACAATGCTAGCTAAGGTGCGGACAGCGAAGGGACTCCCAAGTGGCGGTACGTAGAGTTGTAGCTGCTATTGACGTTGTCATCAATGGGCAGCGCAATATTGACCGCCTTGCGTCTGGGTATGTAGCTGTTGAGCGTGCTGCTCAAAGCGCTCAACGCACCTTATCTAGAGTTACTACCACCACGACCACTACATCGGCCGCGATGGGGGCGCTGAACACTAGCCTTCGTCAGGTCTCTAGTGGATTCATGGGTTTCGTCAATGCTATTGACAGAGGCCGCAACCAGATCCAGCAGGGCGGTAGGGCTACCAGGGGTTTCACCGACAACATCCTATCCCTGACCAAGTCGATGCTCTTATTCTCGGTGTTGCTGCCTATTGTGCAGTTACCCCAGAGAGCTATAGAATCTTTTGGCGATTTTATCAAGGTTGGTTCTGCGTGGCAGGACCAGATGCGCGTCTCGAACACTCTGCTGCGCCTGAATGAAGAGCAGTTTCAGACGTTAAGCAGACAAGTCGGCGGGATGGCAATACAGTACAACGTTGCCACCGATTCGATGCGGGATTTGATGACGACGGCATCATCCAGCGTGTCTGCCATCAAGATCAATCAGGTAGAACTAGATAGATTAGGTAAGACTGCCTACGATGCCAGTGTAGCTTTCCAACTAGCTGAGTCGTCTGCACGTCTGGCCTTTGCAACAGGTACCAATGCGTCAGAAGCCACTACTACTCTGATCCAGACTATGGCTACTTATGGTCTTGAGATCGAGAACGTGGCGGCTGTATCTGATTCACTGTTTGCTATTACTGACGTAGGTACAGTACGCTTCAACGAACTGGAGCATGTTCTGCCGCGCGTTTCGGCTGCGATGGGTCCTCTTATCGCACGCTACGATACCGCCGGAGAGAAGATGACAGTGATGAATGAGTCGTTTGCTGCCTTTGCGGCAATGACTCAGGTAATGCCTGCTGAACAAGCGGCAACATCATTCAGTAACATCTTCAAAGATATTGCCCAGATGACTGGTAAGCAGAAGGAACTGGTCCAGGGCTGGGAGCGCGTCCGTAAGGCACAGAACTTGGGCGAAGACCAAAGTCTTGATCCTACGGCTTTGCTCAAAGGTGGCCCCATGAGGGCCATTGTTCAACTGCGCCAGATCTTCGACTTACGCGGAAAGATGGTTGATGCCTACGTGGCTCAACAGCGTCGCATGGGCAACACGGCTGAGGAAGATCCTCTTCGTGTCACGGGTCAGATGCAGCTCATGCAGGCGTACTTCGAAGACATGCGGGCTGTCCGTGGTTTCCAGCTCACTTCAGTAGATCAGTTCAAAAGAGCTGAACAAGCTTATAACGAAGGTCGGGAAGGGTCTGTCGCAGGCGGCGAAGCTGAGATGAACAAGAGCTTCGCCGCAGTCCAGGGTAGGATGGGTGTTGCCTGGGGACAACTCCAGACAGAGATGTTCAGGTCGCTAGAACCTAGTCTGGTGGGTGGCGGCAATACTATTACTGCCCTATTCACTCAGATGCTCAATAATGCCGACTTCAAGTCTGGTAACTTCCTGAGTAAGCTGCGCATCTTTGGCGGAGAACTGATGGCGGCGTTCTCCGGTTGGTTTCTCGGTGGTGGGCGCGGCCAGATCCAGACCGTAGGTAGAGAACTCGGCACGTTTATTGGCGAGGCTATCACAACCTTCTTCAAGGGTAGCCCAGACAACGTGATGATCGAAGCTGCTAGAGCCTTCGGTACATCGTTTGTTCAGGCTATTGGGGATACTCTACCAGAACTGTTGAAGGCAGTCATCAGTAGCTCGCTCACCAAGGCACTAGTCGAGATGGTTGCCATCCGCTATATTACCAAGGGTTGGATGTCTCCAGCACTTAGTCGTGGTGCGGCTGTGGCTGGGACCGCTGCGATTGAAGGTTCTTCAGACGCTGGTGGTATAGCTGGGATTGCAGGTCCAGCTCTTGGTGGTCTTATCATGGCTGGCGCTGGAGTTGCCGCGCTAAGACGTGGTGCAGCTAGAAACATCCTTGGTGGTGGCGGTGTAGGTGGTCCTGCTGGCCCTATCCGCAACTTCAATGATGCTATGGGCACAGTCTCGTTGTTGGCTAACGAACGAAACCTACCAACGTCTAATCCAGCCAGTACCAGAAGGTTCCCTAATCCCAACAGAATGTTCCCGATTGGGCGTGGTTGGCCTGGATATGGGACTATTGCCAAGGGTGCTGGCCGGATGGGTGGCAACGCTCTGCTCGCAGGCATAATGGGTGCAGGTGAGATCCTTGGTGCTGATAGCGATAGGGAGCGTTGGGGTGCTATTGGTGGCACCATTGGTGGTGTTGGGGGTGCCGCACTAGGTGGACTAGCTGGCGGAGGCATCGCAAGCGTTCTCACGGGTCTCCTGGGTAGCATGGTTGGTGGTGGTCTGGGCCGAGCCGCTGGTGGTGGTCTATACGACATGTTCCATCCGGCTACTGGCATGGGCGCTGCTGAAGCAGAAGCTCCAGAACGTTTGGCGATGGCAGAAGTCTTTGCCACTGGCGTAGATGCGTCTCAAGCCGTACCGTTGTTGACTCAGATCCGTGATGTATTGATCCGTAGTGGTGGCGGTTCTATTGGTGGTTTCAGTGCTCCTATCCCGACTGCGGGCGGAACTATGCCTGCCGGTTCCCGAGCACCCAACCAGAGCTTCGTCAACCAGATGGATCTTACGCAGCTTACTCCTGATCAGGCGGCTGCTGCATGTGGTCCAGCGGCAGCAGCATTCTTCGCTCGTGCATATGGTCGCAACCCAACCCTGAAGGAAGCCTACACCCTGATCACACAGCTACAGGGTGGTGATCCAGCTAGCTCAGGTGGTACCCGAGGCGTAGCTACTATCGGGGCTGCCCTGAACCAGATGGGCGTTAGTAATGACGTCTACCAGGGTGGCAATGTAGATTGGGGTAGATTAGCCGAAGGTGCCAGTGCTGGTCAGCCAGGCATTGTAAACGTCGGACCTAGAGGCAGCTTCCCAGGACACTTCTTCCAGATTGGTGGTTGGGATCCAACCAGTAATCGCTTCAATGTTGGTGCATCTGGTACTGCTCTCAAGGGCGGTAAGGACTGGATGACCCCTGAAGAGATGATGAAGCTTGGACCTCTGCTTGGGGCTGTGTACGGTGGTGGCACAGGTAAGGGTGGAGTGTCCGAGGCAGACATCGCAGCACTTCAGGGACAGGCAGCTACAGGCATGGGGCCGGGTGGTGCAGGTGGAACAGTCATCAACATCAACAACTTGATGAATGTTGATTCAATTGATGGCAATACAGACATCAGGGCATTGATGGGGCAGATGGCAGATATGCTGAGATCGTTGTCTAATGGCGGTTCAGTAGCAGGCCAAACTGGGACAATTGCGCCATGAGCCCTATGAACCCTGAAACTGGTGAAGGCTTCGATGCCGTACTGGTAGAGGAGTCAGAGTACTTCGACCCGCAGGCGCTGGATGAGAAATACCCAGGCTCGCTGGGTCTCACCATGAAGAAGAGCACCTACTGGCAGGGCGATGTAGAGTTCAGTACATATGAAGCAGTAGGTCCCAAATTTGGTCCCAAGTGGCCCGAAGGGACCATGAAAACTGGTGGGCTTGGTACCGATGCAGATGTGTGGGGACTAAGCACCAAGGATCCGCCACCTCCAGGCTATGCTCCCTGGTTGGTTAATGGTGTGGGTGGTCAGGGTGGTACCAATAGTGGTACCAACATCTTCCCTCTGGTGCGCAAGCCTTCTCCAGGTACTGAGATCATTGAGAAGCATGAGTGGACACCGTGCTTTGAAGATGATGGGTCTCCCACTATGGGAGAATACGCGCAGCGCGGACTCATGGATATCACCCTCCTGGGGGCATACGGTGGAGACATCAAGTTTCCTGTTATGCCTGAGGAGTTTGGTGCAGATTTTACTCATGAGTATTGGACACCTAGAGTAGTCGGGCTTGGCGAGATTATCATGCCTGGCGGGCAGTCGATGGAAACTATCAGTTGGGATAGTTTCTTCCCCCGCTACTATGACATGGATTACGTCAATGTTGCCCCTGCGGAGCTTGAAGATCCTAAGTCTCTAACAGCACGTATCATCTGGACCATGCGGTTCAAGATGGATTGCATGTTGCTGGTAGGTGGTGGGATTTGGAATGATCGTGTAGTTATCACCAACTTTACTTACCGTCATAAGGCAGGTGAAGTAGACGACATCTACTATACGATCGCATTGAAGCGATACAGGGCTCCAATTGTCACTACCTCACCTGCGCCAGATTCTGTCAAGGACCGATGGCCTAAAGACCCTAGGCGTCCAGGTGGAGGCATCGAAGCTCCTACTGGCTCCCCTGCTGATGGGGTTGTTACGCCAGCGGAAGAACCGCCCTCCGATCTGCTTGTAACTGTAGAGCCAGACCCACCTGCTCCAGGGCAGGTACCACCTAACGACACTGTCAATCCTGGTGTTGCTAACCGCAATTCTCTTATTACCATCGAGACTACTACTGTCTTGGGGCAGCCAGCCAAGGCGGATCAGAAACTCCCTGCATTCAGCGAGACGTTCCAGGATGTTGTGTTTCGGCTAGCCAAAGAAGGTCCGAACACGTTGGAAAACATGCTGCCACTGAACCAATGGGTGACAGACAACGGCTATAATACACGCACTTCTCAGCTTCCTGTTGGTAGCGGTGTACGATACTATAAGGAAACGCCTCAGACAGCAGGTAATCCGACGGTACTGTCCCCATCTGGAGCAGTGCAGACTGGCGCGGCAATTGTCGAGGGTGTGGGTACTATGACGGAAGCAATTGCCAAGGCGTGGGAAGATATCAATAATGCTATCAGGCCTCCAGATTGGCTGACCAAGCCAATTGACCTGTGGCCGCTGTTGAGTGCAGGTCGCCCAGATCCAAGCACGGTTGTTTCAGGCGGGGTGCCTACGAACAAGCCTATTGAGGTCCCACGACAAGGTGGTGGGCTGCCCCGCTGATGCCTCTACTAACTTCTACTACTCCTAACATTGCCGACCTGAAGATCGGCGAATATAAAGTGGTTGTGGTGGATGCTGACAAGGGCACCAGCCAGGATCTATCGCAGCTGTGCTCAGGCATACAGTGGGATTATGATCTTGACCAGGCTGCTGAGCATTATCAGCTCAGCTTTGTGCATATTGATAACATTGCTTTCAAGATCAAGCCTGGTGATAGGGTCAAGCTGTACGGGTATGCAGTGCGGCCCGTTGGCAGCAGCCTGGAGATCTATTGGGAGCTGCTAAAGCGTATCTTCATTGCCCAGACAACCATTGGTAGTGAAGACGGTGGAACGCTACGTGCCACAGGCTACAACGTCATGTGGTACATCATGCGGAACAAAGACACCGTCATGCTGGAGAATGAAACTGCTAGCCAGTTCATCAAGAGGACGGCTGCCTATTATGGTATTCCGCTAGGTACCATACAAGATACAGGTGTGATTCTTGAGCGCGAGCCGTTCATGAATCGTACTATCTGGGATATGTGGGTATCGACGCTGTCCTATACCCGAGATATTAACCAAGATGCACGCTTCATCTTGCAAGAGAAAGATGGCAAGATTGAGCTGGTTTCCAGGGTCAATCCTTCTGGGGTCTGGAACTTTCACCGTGGCTACTTCCAGCCTGGTCCAGACTCTTGGAACAATAACCCTGGGAATATCTTCTCTAGCCAGAACAGCTTTAGTATGGAGAACTACTCCAACGTTGTTAGAGTCTACAAGGGTGGCAGCTCATCTAGCAATAGCTCTGACTTCTTTGGTGGCGGCGGCACGGGCGATGCACCGTCCTTACAGTTTCAGTATCCAGCTCAGGAGCTTATCGAATCAGGCAACGTAGCAGAAATCAACAAATACGGTATGTTTGTTGAGTCTGTAGATCTGCATATGCCTGGGGAAACTGCTCTAGATCTTGGCAACGATAAAGCTAATGCTGAGCAGCAGGGTATGAAACTGTATGCCAAGCTGAGCAAGTTTGAGAACACTGGCACCATAACAACCTTCAACGTCAATACCATGCGGGCTGGCGACCAGGTACATATCAGGGATGAGATCACTGGTCTGGTAGGGATATACTTCGTCAAGTCTGGTAGCCATATGGTAAGTGACCAGGAGACGTCAATGTCTCTGACGGTGAATATCGAAGATGCACTGCCAGAAGCATACGCAGCCAGGCCCCAAAAACAGAAGAGCGGCGATAACGATGGTGGGTTCTTTGGGCCTACCACACCAGCCGCAGGACCAGCAGGACGGGAATGGACCAAGATGTCTGGTTCAATCTCCATTCCAGACCGTTATGCGCTGGCTGTAGCCGCAGGTTTCAAGCCTGGTGATGATGCCATCAAGATGGTAACCATCAGTCTGTACGAATGCGGCAACTGTGACATGGGTGCAGTCAATACTACCAATGACGTGAGCCTGTGGCAGATCAATGCGGTGCACTGGCCGAGATATGGTGGTCCTGACGTCTTAGTCAATCCCCGAATGAGCGCCAAGGCAGCTTTCGGGGTGTGGTCTGGGGCTGGTGGCGGCGAAGCAGGTTTCAGACAATGGCACGTATATCCTAACTGGAACGGTGCTGGAGCAGGAACACCACAATCTGCATTTGACGCCAAGATGGCTGAAGTTCGTGCTCTGGTTGCCAGTGGTGGGAACACGGCCAACACGAACTGGACGCCTACAGATATGCGCGGCAAGCTACCCACCAACCACGAGGGTGATTACGCTGCTAGAGAGCTTAGCGGGATCTCTGGAATAACCCTGCACTACACGGCTGGCCCTGCTAGCCAATCAGCCTATCAGGTAGCACAGTACCAGACTTCTGAGGCAGCCAGGGGCCAGACAGGGGCTAACGTTCCATTCCCAGGCTTGGCTTACACCTTCTTCGTAGAGCAAGATGGTAAGGTCGTCATGGCTTGGGATCTCGCTAGAGCTCCTTGGCACAGCAATGGTCCAGGCCGGAACACACACTACATCGGTATCTGTTATGCTGGCGACGTAGCTCCTAACGATGCCCAGATAACAGGTATGGCGCAGGCTATCGGGTTTGCTCAGAGGCAATTGGGCAAGAAGCTTACCATTGAGGGCCATAAGGAAGCCGGTGGGTCCAATACTGAATGCCCAGGACCACAGTGGCCGTCTTGGAAACAAACTGTAATCAATAGGATCCCAATTGGCTCATGACCACTATTGATGGACCCCAGAAACTACTCGATGTTCTGCGTAATATCGCAGACAACGAGGACAAGCTCAATGCCCTAGCGGGTACGGGTTTGGTCCTGAGAACAGGCATTGTTCTCAGTAGTTTGCCAGAGATCACTGTAGCCATGGATGGCGAAAGTTCTCTGGGTGGGCCGATGATCTTTGCTGAGCACAAGGGCGACCTGCTGGTGCCCGAAGATCTAATGCTCACCAAGGGTGATACGGTGGTCATGGCCCCACTTTCCAAGAGAAAGTGGGTAATCATGTTCAAGACTCGTACCACCAACGAGCAGATATACCGAGCCAGATACGGTATAAACAAAGATAGAGATGGCGGTGACTTTGCGGGGCTAGAAGTTATAATGGACCCCGTAACTCATGCTGTCACTATTAATCTTGTCGGTGGCACCACGAATGTCAATGGCGATAACGTCTTTGTAAATAACTCAGAGATCGCCGAAGACGTCATTGTAGGCCCGCAGGGTCCAGCAGGCCCGCCCGGTCCAGCAGGTCCAGTCGGTCCTGGATCTACTGTTCCTGGCCCTCCCGGGGTCACTGGCCCTGCGGGACCCCAGGGTAATCCAGGTCCAACGGGCCTGAAGGGTGACCCTGGTGCTACTGGTCCACAAGGACTAGAGGGACAGCGCGGCTATGAAGGTATGCCTGGTCCAATTGGACCTAAAGGTGATACTGGCCCGGCTGGTCCTCAAGGTTCTCCTGGTCCGCAGGGGGCAATGGGTGAAACAGGTGCTACGACTACAGGTGCACATGAGGAGTTTGTCCCAGCTAACGGTGCTACAGTAGTCACCCTAAGTACCCAGGCGACACTCTTGTTGATGGTGTCCAGAGGCGGCGTTATTCAGTCATATGTCAATGGGGACTATGCTCTAACTGGAGGTGGCAACACGGTTACTTTTACAGACCCCTTCAATGGGAGCGAACGTGTTATAATCTCCTATGGTGCCGCCACTATGTCCGGGGCAGACTCAGAGCTACGTGTTTACGTTCAAAACATGATGGCAATCCTAGATCCAGGAGGAGTACCACCACCTGAGGCAGCAACCGCGCAGGGAGCCGCAGTGGATATCGAACTGCGCGAATACATCCAGACTATCATGGCAACTCTAGACCCAGGTGGTCCTCCACCACCACCAGCATAGGAGAACTAATGGCTGGCTCCAAAACCGATGCGTTCGAAGCACGCATTCTTGATCACATCTTCAAGGGTGGCGCAACGCCTGCCCTGACTGCTCTGTCCACTGTTTACGTCGCACTCTACACGGTTGTACCGTCTGACTCTGCGGGTGGTACTGAAGTGGCTGGTTCGGCTTATGCCCGACAGGCTGTCGCCGCAGCAGGTTGGACACGTACTTCTTCCAGCATGAGCAACAATGCCGAGGTTGCTTTCCCGGCTGTTACCAGCACCCCATATACGGTCGTCGGTTGGGCTATCATGGACGCTGCTAGCTCGGGTAACCAATTGTATTGGGGAGACTGTACTAGTACGGTGATGAGCGTCGGTGATATCCCGCGTTTTGCCCCTTCGGCTATCACCGTTACTGAGGACTGAAACTACTAGTTCCTCAGGTAATCCGAAATGGCTATCTCGGCGCGTACTGCAACTAGCGGCACCGCTGCTTCGGGCGCGTCGTTTTCTATAACGCTGCCGACCAGTACGACAACAGGAGACTATCTTGTTGTCGTCATTGGTACGGCTGCTACGACAGGACCAACAGCTCCAACTGGCTGGACGAGACAGTACACAGGCAGTGCGGGCACGTTGCAATCGTGTTCAGTCTATACCGCACAATATAGCGCGGGACTAACACTCAGCTTTACGAACGTCTCAGCCCTCGGGGCTTGGGCGTGTAACTCGTACTTCGAGGCTGGCAGAACAGTCTCACTTGACGTCGCACCTGTGGGTGCGACCAGTACGGGTAACAACACTGCGATGGTCACTGGCGCACCAGTGTCGGCTACGGCTGGTGACTATGAGGTCCTTCTCTATGCTTGGACTTCAGCCGCTACTCTGAACGCTGTTAGCGGCATGACGGTCGATAAGACCCAGGCCAATAGCACTACCATCTCAGTTTCGCTCGGGCACAACAACACTAACCCGATTGGTTCGGGTGTGACGTGTCCCGCATTTGCTCCGACCCTGAGTGCTACTAACAATCGCAAGTCAGGTGTCGGGTTACTGCTTCGGCCCAAGTTCCTTATTGGTACTTCAGCGGGTAAGGCTATAGCTTCGGCTAGTGGGGGCGGTGGACCGATTGCTCTAATCGCTTCTCTCGCCGAATGTCCTGGCACGTCCCATGGATTCACGACCAGTGCGCTAGACACTACAGGTGCAAACCTATTCGTTATCGGCGTTGGCGGGATCAACGGCCCCTGGACTCTGACAGATTCTAAGGGCTTCACTTACTCTCAGGCCGAGTATATCGACGGCTCGGGGTTCGGCAACCCTCGTGGTAATGCTATCTACTATGCCACAGGGACAGGCGGTTCGGGGCATACGTTCACCATTGCGGGCACGTCTAATTTCACAGCTCTCTGCGTCGCTGCCTATAGTAACGCAGCGGCCAGTCCGCTTGGCTCGCCTAGCTCACACATCTCAAACCCTGGGTCGGCGACGTCGATACCTGGCTCAATTACTCCTGACGTTGCCAATGCGCTGGTCGTTACGACCGAGGGAGGCCAGGACAGCAGCTCAACTCCGGTGACAATCAGCGCCGGCTTCTCAACGCCACTAGCGGTTGCGGACGGTGGCGGTCGCCAGATGTCAAACCTGTCATATCAGGTCCAGACAGCAGCAGTGGCGGCAAATCCGACCTGGACCTTACCTGGATCACCCGCCAACTGGTCGACGATCGCGTTCTTCAAATCAGTCCCTAGTGGTGGCGGACTGACGACGAAACGTAGTCTTACAGGAACTTCAGTTGGTACGAGCACGGCTTCTGGTACGATCACCAAGGGCACATCTGGTGGGACTACCTACAAGGATCTTACAGGTACAGCATCTGGTACGAGCACGGCTGCGGGCACGATCAGCAAGGGTACTACCGGAACACCTCCTCCGGGCTACGCTCTGGTGGCGTCGATCTCGGGGCAGGGTCACGACACCTTTAGCACGGCGGCAATTGATACGACCGGGGCGAACCTGCTGGTCGTCTGCTGGTGCCAGGCGCAAAACAAACCGACGCTGTCTGACAACAAGGGCAATACCTACGTCCTGGCCAGGGAAAACGATGGCGGGGATCGGAACTCGGCCATCTCGTACTTGGCGGTGCCGACGGTGGGCACCAATCACATCCTGACCCTGACCGGCACTGACATCTACGCCTCGGCGCAGTTCTACGCCTTCAGCGGGTCAGTGGCGACACCGCTCGACCAGACCGGCCAAGCCATTGACTACACCGATGTCATGAGCGGCCCAACGCTGACCCCCACCGAGGATGGCGAGCTGCTGATCGCCATTGACCAGTTCGACAATAGCTCCACGATCGGCACCTGGGGGCCTAGTGGCTGGTCGGCGGCGCTGGGCTTCGCAGGCACTGGCGGCAGCATCCTGGGCTCCTGCTCGAGCTACCTGATCCAGACTGCCGCAGCCGCTGCGACGCCGGTCCATACCCTGACCAGCCCGCAGGGTCATTTCATCACGATGGCGACCTTTAAGGCGAGTGGTGTATCCACTGGGACCACTCGCAATCTAACAGGTAGCGCATCCGGGGCTAGCAGCGTTGCGGCGACGGTTACACGTAAAAGACCTCTGGTTGCCGCCAGTGCCGGTGTAGCTGGTTCGACAGCAACCGCATCCCGTCTTCGTAGTCTGAATGCCAGCAGTGCGGGTGTTGCAACTGCTTCAGCAACATCGTCCAGGAAGCGTCCAGTAGTCCCAACTACGATACCTGGCGTAGCTGCAACTACGGCTAGTATTGCTCGTAAGAGAATCCTGCCAACAGTATCTTCGGCTGGTGTAGCTGCTGAAACAGGACAGCCAACCAGACGCAAGCCCATTGTTGCTACGTCAACAGGTATTGCGTCAACAGTCGCGACAGCTACTCGTCGGCGTAGCTTATCTGTCAGTGTTGCTGGTATCGCGACAGCAGTCGCAACGATCAGTAGCATACCCGCATCACCATATGACCCAGACACTGCCGCCTATCTTGCCGCTAGTGGGCTGGATGCGGCTACATATGGTGAGACACTCGATGGCCTGGTCATAGGTCTCAAGACAGCTGGCCTGTGGACCAAGATGGCTGCCATCTACCCGTTTGTTGGCGGCACGGCAGCTCTTCACAAGTGGAACCTCAAAGACCCGCGTGACCTCGACGCGGCCTACCGGCTGACGTTCAATGGTGGTACACACTCGACAGCCCTGGGCTACAAGCCGAACGCCGCCCCGGACTCCACGCTCTTCTGCGGCGACACACACTTTGTTCCGTCTGGGCCGCTCGATATCAATTCTACCCACCTGTCGCTCTACTCGTTGTCGACTATGGGTAACGCAGCTCGCTGCGACATGGGTCACTACAACTGGGACGGCGCTACGGGCCGGTTCCACATCATCTCGCACTACACGAGCGGCGAGTTCTACTTCTCGATGGCTGCGACCGATACCGCGAGTGGGTCGGGTGGGGATGGCAGCGGACTGTATATCGCCACGCGGACCAGTGGAAGTTATCAGGCGGGCTACCGCAACGGGGTCCTGATCGGGTCGAGCACGTCGGCGGTCTACGCGCTACCGAATGTCCCGGTGCTCATCGGGGGATTGAACGGCTACGCCCGCGAGTACTCGGACATCCCATTCGGTTTCGCCTCTATTGGCGAGGGGCTGACGGCCCAGAATGCAACCGATCTCTACACCGTGGTCCAGGCGTACCAGACTGCTCTTGGTCGGCAGGTTGGTGTATCCGCGATCACCCGTGAGCTAACGGGTAGTGCATCTGGGGCTAGCACTGCTACAGCAACAGCTACACGTCAAAGATCTCTGACTGCAGTCAGTGCTGGCGTCGCTAGCTCGACAGCAACCTTATCTCGCCGTAGAAGTCTGACTGTTGCTGCGACGAGCACTAGCACTACTGTATCCACCATCGTAGCTAGAAGATCCCTAACTGCATCCAGTAATAGCACCGCATCTGCTACAGGGTCTATCAAGCGCGCAGTACTCCTGACTGTTGCTTCGTCTGGTAGTACAACTGCCTCAGCTACTATTGCTAATCGCAAGACCTACAATGGTCTGACAGTTGGTATAGCATCCGCAGGGGCACAGGTTAGAGCCAAGCGCCTTCTTACAGCAACATCGGTAGGCAGCACGGTTGCGTCTGGTAATCTGCAGAAGAGTGGTTCGCTGTACATCAGCAGTGCAGGTAGCTCTACAGCCAGTGCTACGGTAACTAGACGCCGATCTGTAGTAGCAACAAGTGCAGGCTCTACAGCTACACTCGCAACTGCTAATGCCAAGAGAATAGTAATTCCAACTACCTCCAGTGCTGGAAGCACCCAGGCTATTGGAAGTCTAGCCAAAGTTGGAGCACCAGTCTACCGAGATCTGCTTGCTAATAGTGCAGGTAAGACAACTGTAGCTGTCTCTGTTACAGCATGGCGCAGACTTACTGCTACTTCAGCAGGTGTCACTACTGTAGCTGTTATCTTCAAGCACGAGCGCAACCTGATAGTTACTGCTACAGGTACATCTACTGCTACGGGTACGTCTATAACCAGACGACGCCCACTACTAGCAGTATCCAATGGTGGCTCTGTCAGTGCTACAGCTATCGCGAGCCGTAAGAGACAGCTACTTGCCTCCAGTGCTGCAAGTACAGTATCCAATGGCATAGTATCTGTACAGCACAGACTCGTAGGAACATCTACGGGTAATAGCACTACGAGTGCACAGGTATTGAAGACCAGGGTTGCGCTTGTACCTTCTCCAGTCGTGGGTACAACCACGACTACGGCGAACATCAATGCCAGGCGTGTCCTTAATGCGAACCCTGTCGTTGGCAGTACAGCAACCTCAGGATCTCCTACCACCAGCTCCACGTTTATGCGTGGGAATGTCTACAGCTTTACTGTAGCCAGTGCTAGTGTTAGTCGAAGGCGTAAGATAACCGCAGTATCCGCAGGTAGTTCGTCTGCGAGCACCTCCATACTGCGTAGGAGACTACTGTCTGGTAATAGTGGGGGTACCAGCACAAGTGCGGCCATAGTTCGGGTAGGACGCACTGTGACGAGCCCCAATACATCAGTGGGTGTGGCGGGTACCGTAACTACTGGCATTACCAGGATCAAGACCATCATAGCTATAGATTTCCTTGGGCAGATATGGGCGAAGGGTGTGGCAGACGCTACAGCCCTGAAACCAACTCGCAGGATAACTATAGTACCGCTGTCTACTGTTGCGGGTAAGGCGACAGTAAGCACACAGACGCCCAGAAGGTACAGGAATCTTAGCGCCGGAGCTAATGGTATCTCCACTACGCATTCGGCAATCTCCAATTCTGTTATTGTGGTCTGGAACGGATCTACTTTTGCTTTGGGTGGAGCAAACCCTGTAGTATTATGGGATAATACGGAATTTGTCATCACTGGTGATGGTGACATTACCGGATGGAAAGATTCTACTGACCAGTTTACTCCGGTGAGGTAATGAGTCGACAACGTGTAGCCAACCTGATGCTTCAGGATATACCGTGGGATGGTATTGAGCTCGCGGCACCTTTGACGCTGCCTGGTGCATTGCTAGCTCCTTCTTACGTTGAGCAAGCCCAGATTGCTCAACCATCTACCCCTCCAGCAGGGAAGATGCGCCTCTATCCCAAATCAGATGGGCAATACTATGTCCTGGATGCCAATGGCGTAGAGACCCCTATAGGTAGCGGCACGGCGGGACCACCAGCAGCATCATCCTTTATTTACACACAGTTGATGCCGCAAGCCACATGGACTGTCACACATGCCCTGAATGGATTCCCTTCAGTTACAGTGGTCGATACGGGTAACACCGTCATCATTCCTGATGTCCACTATGACTCTTCCAACGCCATAACCATCAAGTTTGGTTCGGCCACCTCAGGAAAGGCGTATTTGAACTGATGCCAACGCTTGGTGCTCCTCTTGACTTCGCTACCTATGAGGCGCGCAGCCTGCGAGCGCACCAGTTAGGCGCAGCTCCGTCATCTCCTGTCACAGGCCAGCTTTACTACAACACTGCCGACAACACGCTGTACTGGCGCGACAACATCGGTTGGGTATCTGGGCGTGGGCTGACGATTCCGCTCGGCCAACACTTACTGTTCACCCCTGACGCCACTTATGATATCGGCGCTGTTGCAGCCAACCGTCCTCGCTCGATTTACGCCACCTCTGGCATTGTCGCAGGTAGTGCCGGGACATCAGTAACGATTGGTCAAGCATCTCCCGGCGTATATATCGCCGGGGCTGCTGGCGGCAGCATGGTGCTCGGCGTCAACGGCGCAGACCGCTGGTACATCGACTACAACGGCGGCCATTTGACTCCGAACACCGACGCTGCAATCGACATCGGCAACACACTGCCAGTCAGGCGCGTCCGCAGTCTGTACCTGAGTAACTTCGCCCAGATCGCCGGGATCACGACGCCAGCCAATCCGCCCGCAGGCTCGTTCAAGTTCTACCCCAAGTCGGACGGCAACTTCTACAGGCTGGACAGTGCAGGCAACGAGTCGGTCTTTAGCGTGGGTGGTGCGACACCGCCAGCTACAACTACAACACAGGGTATCATTCAGCTAGCGGGTGATCTAACAGGTACCGCTGCAAGCCCTCAGATTGCAGCGGGGGTCATTACCGACGCTGACGTCAACGCAGCTAACAAGGACGGTGCGGTAGGCACCGCGAGCATGCGCACGCTCGGTTCAGGTGCAACACAGGCAATGCCTGGCAACCGTACTCTGGATGCGATCGCTTTACCGACAGGACCAGTAGCCCACAATGGTCAGCGTATCACAGGTCTAGCGGATCCTGCTTCACCACAGGATGGTGCGACCAAGAACTACGTAGATGCTACTGTTCAAGGTTTAGATATAAAGCAATCAGTCCGTTTGGCATCCACAGGCAATATCAGTATCTCGTCGGCTCCAACGACGCTCGACGGCGTGACGATGGTATTGGGCGACCGGATATTGCTCAAAGACCAGACCACACCATCTGAGAATGGCCTCTGGATATTCAATGTTGCTGGCTTAGGTCTGACTCGCACGCCTGACGCAGATATTAGTGCTGAAGTTACGTCTGGCATGTATACCTTCGTTGAAGAAGGTACAGTCAACGCAGATAGTGGCTGGACATTGACGACTAATAACCCGATTGTCCTGGGCACTACGGGTTTGACTTTCGCACAGTTCTCGGGTGCTGGTTCAGTCGTTGCTGGTGCGGGCCTGACAAAGACGGGCAACACGCTTGACGTAATCGGCACGACCAACCGTATCTCTGTTGCGGCAGACTCTATTGACATTTCAGCTACGTATGTTGGTCAGACGTCTATCACTACTCTGGGGACTGTCACGGCAGGCACCTGGAACGGTACAGCAATTGGCTTAGCCAACGGTGGTACAGGTCAGACTACTGCCAAAGCGGCTCGTGAGTCTGGTCTGCTTTCGGCAGGGTACTACTCCAGTGCCACCCACGGTGCGGGAACAACAATCTCTATTCCCCAGGCAACACACTTGCTTCGCGCCACACGCGGTCTGGTCGTCCAGGCACAGATTGAAGCCACAGGGGAGATGGTTCTGCCTGATATCTCGGTCGCAGCCAACGGCGATGTGACAATCACCTTCGGGCTTAGCCAGACAGCTAACACTATCCGGGCGACGATTGTCGGCTGATGCCCAAGGTCATCTCGCCACTACTATTCGCTAACGACAACAGCTACAGCATTGGCGCGGCTGGCGCAAGTCGGCCAAATGCGGTGTATGTCGGGGGCTTTGTCGCGGCAGGCCTGAGTCCGTACACGCTGACCCTGGGCTCTTCCTCAGGCGGCGTCTATATCACCCCTAGCGCGACTGATGTCATGCAGTTCGGGACGGCCGGGACACCCAGGTTCAATATCACCGCCAGCGGACACCTGCTCGCCGCGACAGATAACACTTACGACATTGGCGCAGCAGGTGCTACCAGACCCCGTACTGTCTATGCTGCCACAAGTTTCATAGGTCCAGGGGCAGTACCCACTGGAGGTACTGCTGGTCAGGTACTCAGCAAGGTTGATGCAACAAACTACAATCTTGCTTGGATAACTCCTGCTGGCGGTGGTGGTGGAATCACACTACCGTTGGGGCAGCACCTTACCTTCAGTCCCGATGCAACCTACGACATCGGTGCTAGTGGTGCGAGCAGGCCTCGCGACATCTACACATCTGGTGCTGTTCGCGCTGATAACCTGTACGCTAACAGCCGCCTCTATGCCAACTCGTGGGAATCCACGGGTACCAATTCGCGCATGACGGCGCGGATGAACATTGACGGCGGCACCGACACCCTGATTATCATCAATGCCTGGGCCAACCGCGAATCAGTGCTGAATGTCACACCGGCGGGCACTGGTGTCGGTGGCGGCTATCGTATCTACCACGCCTCAGACGTAAACAACTCGGCCTACCTGTTGTCGGGCATCGACGCGACCGCAAGTTATCTCGACTCGAACAAGTCAGGCACGGGTGTTAGTAAGGGTCTGTCACTGAGGATCCAGGGCACAGAGCGCTGGCAGATCAGCACGGCGGGCCATCTGCTCGCGGGAGCTGACAACACCTACGACATTGGGGCATCAGCTTCAGGCAGACCACGCTATGTCTACGTCGGCACCGGCGTCATCACGCCAGTGGTGGCGACCCCGCTGGTGCAGTCGGCCACAACGTTGCAGTTCTATGCGAGCAACGTCGCCAAGTGGCGCATCCACACGACCGGGGATCTGTGGGCCGAGACTGACAACGCTTTCGACATCGGCGCTAGCAGTTCCGTCCGGCCGCGCGACCTGTACCTGGCTGGAACAGCGAATATCGGCAGTAATGGCCAGATCTACAGCGTCGCGGGCAGCGTCCCAGGCATCGTCGTTGCCAGCACAGTAAGTACTGGAGGAGCACAGCTAGCGTCCACTAATACCACTCAGATCACATCCAATGCGTTGTGGAATGGGTCGGCCTGGACGCGTATCACCACAGGGGCTGCGAGCACTCTCCAGATGTTGCCTGGAGCGATGTCGTTCTATACAGCGCCGAGTGCAGCAGCAGCGGTGCCTCCTGCTTTTGCTACCGTCATGAGTGTTGACGTGAGTGGCAACCTGTCTGTTAGTGGTAATCTGATTTCGAATGGTGGTAACCTTTCGGTCACTGGTAACATAACATCCACTGGAGGCAACCTGTCGATTGCTGGTGGTGGTAGCTTTAGTGCATATACAACATTCTTCACCCCGAGCAGTGCGGGTGTTGCCGACCCTGGATCGAGTCTAGGGGCTATCCAAATCCAACCTAACAGCGGTGGCGGCGCGTCGATGATCTGCTTTCACCGTCCGGGTTCCTATGCTACGTACTTCGGCCTGGATACCGACAACATCTTCAGGGTCGGCGGCTGGAGTGCAGGTGCAGTGGCCTACCGCTTGACTCTGGGTGACGGATATAACAATCCCTCGCTGAGCATGGGTGGTACCAACGTTGGGACCAACGGCGTGCTGCTGTCGGTCCATGCTAACTACTACGGCGGCGTCTACTACTCAACCACCGGATCGTTCGTCACCTGGAGTCAGACCGATCACAAGCGGAACATCCAACCGCTACAGACCAGGCAACTATGGAACCGCGAACGAAGGACCATCAAGTACCAGCAGATGGATATCGATTGGGATGACAAGCATCCTGGTAACTACATCTGGCATGAGCCTAAAGCTGACAAACCGTACAGCTACGGGTTCGACGTGGATGAGTGGGCTGCGGATTTTCCTGAGTTGGTGGTCGATGCTCCTGGGGGAATCAAAGGCATGAACTATGTTGGCATGATTCCTATTCTGTGGGAAGCAGTACGAGACCTGCGTGCTGAGATCCAGTTACTCAAGGAGAAACGATGACTCTACCCGTAGAACCTACACCACCAGACACAATAGGTACGCAACCCCGGAGTGCTGTCGAGATCAACGGGTTGGTCGGTACACACTTGCGGGACTTCCTGGCTGTAAAGATCCATATCAACCAGGACCATGAGTTCTTTTCTGTGACTGACCTGAAGGCTGCCCCGTACTACTTCAGCCCGGAGCAGGAAGCTGTGCTCAAGAGTGCGATCACGGACCTGGACACCGCCCTGGATGCTGTGGACCTGACATTTATCAGCCAGATTGTGGGGATGTAGGGTGAAGCGTATCAAGCTTCGCAAAATCAAACTAGATGGTAATGAGCTCGAGTGGGCTGAAATCTTGCGACAAGTAGTTCAGCGCCCACTCGATCCTCAGCGTGGGGTGGACATTGATGAAATGCGCAAGAGTATCAGGTTGCTCGATATTATCGACGCCAGCAATGGTGTGCTAGAGCTTGAGGACTCGGACTGGGAATACCTAAAGAGTAAGACGGTTGCGATGCAATGGGCAGTTATTGATCGTAACATCGTCAAGCTTGTTGACGAAGTAGTTCTGGCTACGGAGGAGCCAGCACTCTAGTGCCTCTGGCAACTGTTCCAAGATTTGAGGATCCAGCATTTGTCGTTGATGCTGTAGATCCTAGCACGGCACCTGTATGGGGTGTATCACCACAGTTGAAGTGGGATGACCCCAATGGGCAGATGTTTATGTTCACGGGTTCTAACGAGTTTATTCTCGCTAACCCTGCCATGGATTTGGAGCAGTTGATCGTCAAGTCGCTAGTTACTGAGCGTCTGATGTATGCTGCCTATGATAAAGAGTTTGGTTCGGACTTCTGGGTCATTATTGGGCGACACCTGAGCGACCTGGCAATTCAATCAATCTCGGAGCGATATGTACGGGAGGCTCTTGGCAACATTGATCTCATCCGCCAGATTGATCAATTCTTTGCACGAGTGGCAGGTGATACGCTATACTTGTCGTTCCGGGTAATTAGTATCTCGGGACACGAGAAAGAATTCAGCTTCGCAAGGACTGTTCGGTGACAACAATCAACTCAGTGACTCCTTCGTTAACCCAGGTTGGCTCCGATACAACGCTGGAGATCACTGGGACTGGGTTCCTTACTACCACGACCGCAAGGTTGTTGAGTCCTGAGGACCCTCCAGTTGAATACCCGCTGGCAGGTTTCTCACTTATCACCAGTGAGATCATGAGAGCGCAAGTTCCAGCCAATAGTATCCCAATCGGGTTTTACTCGGTTCTGGTAGATAATGGTGGCGAGGACATTGCGCAGATAGACAACGCATTCCGCATTAGCGTCGACCTCCCAACCCGCCCCTTCCAGACTAACAACACTACAGATATCATCCAGGCTCGTATCATGGACCGGATTGGGTTTGCTCCCAACGGGCTACCATACGACAAGCGTAAAGGTCAAGTTCCTTGGGATATGACCGCTGCACAGGCCCCCGAGTTTGAGCGGATCTATAAGCGTCTGGATGATCTGTTTCCGCAAGGTTTCGCGCAGTTTATGGGCGGCGCACTGCTAGACCTTCGTGCTGAAGAGCATGGTATACTGCGGAATCCAGCTAGCTTTTCCAAGACAGTAATGCAGATCACAGCTGCTGTCGGCACTGTCATTCCCAGCACCATCACCTTCAGTACTACGGCGGTACCCAACACTACCGATAGACCTATCGTCTACAACAGTATTGAGACAGCATCTGTTGTACAGAGAGATCCTATAGCTGGTCTGGTAACCAGCAGCACTCAATCTAGCCTGACTGATACTGGCAAAACCTGGGCCGTAGATGAGTGGAAGAACTACTACGTTCTGCTCACTCTCGGTAAAGGTACCGGACAGTGGCGAAAGGTCATCAACAATACGGCCAATACGCTGTCTGTTATTGACTGGGATGTTGGTGCTGCTCCCGATACTACATCCACTTACAGACTCTTCACTGGTGTAGCTGTTCAGGCTGCTGCCGCAGGTAGATCAGGTAATGTTCTAGCAGGGGCCATCAATAGACTTGCGACACCTGTTGCTTTCGTGACCGCTGTTAGTAACCCTGTAGCTGCTGATGGTGGTGTAAACAGGGAGTCTGATAGGCTGTTCCTTAGCCGCTTCTTACTGACAGTACGACAACGTTCAGCAGGCGGCAACGACACAGACTATCAGATCTGGGCACGCGAAACAGATGGCACCAGCCTGGGAGCAGTCAGTGTGCTGCCCGAATGGAACGGTTACGGTACCGTCAAGGTAGTCATTGTCAACTCTGACAATAGTATTCCCAATGCGGCTACGGTTTCCAAAGTGTATGATTACATACAAACTCGTAGACCTATCGGGGCGCATGTTACCGTAGAAGCAGCCGTGGCGGCAGGTGTTGATGCTCGCTTTACTTTGACAGTCGAGGAAGGTTTTAGCCTGGCGTCTGTGCAGGATGAAGTGAAACAAGCCATTAGGGCATTTCTCAACTCTCAGCCTGTTGGTGGCGACGAAGGCTTTGTGTTGTTCTATCGTGTGCAGCAGGCAGCTCTAGAAGATGTCAAGGGTATCGATACTTTTGACATGTACACCTCTGGCTACGGTATCCGCAGGTCAGGGGCATCGACGTTCAGTACCAACAACGTCACGGTTACTGGCACCGAGAAACCAATTGCGGGGACGATTACGGCTGTATGAGAGACAAAGACTTTTACGGTTGGGGCCAGATTCTCATGGAGAATCTGCCCACATACTGGGAAGAAGACGACTTCATGCAGCAGTTCCTGATGGCTATAGGGTTTGAGTTTGACCCTGTAGATCGCTTTACCAGATTCATGGTAGATAGCGAAATTCAAACTGCCATAGACCAAAGACTAGTTGCTAACCTGGAACCGATGCACTCGGCCTGGTTTGCGCGCACAGCTAACGAAGCAGCAATGAATCTGTGGGAAGAGATGTTCAGCGCGCCTGCCGATCCGGGCTTAACCCTTGAAGAACGCAGGGCTGGCATCATCACTCGCATGAAGTCAACGGCTACCCCTACACCAGCATACATCAAAGAGCAGATTGAACAGTATGCTGAAGAGATGGTAATCGTTGAGAAGTTCGATCTACCAGGGAATGACCTTAGACGGTACAGCTTCGATATCCGCATCCTCAAACCAAAGGGTTTCCCGCCCAATGTGGCAACGAACATCGATCTCATGGTTAGACGCATCAAGCCATCCCACCTAGGGTACTCCATTATCTACAGTGAAGTAACCTGGCATGGCGATGCAACCAATATGTGGAACAATACCTGGGCGGATCTTGGTAACGTATCTTGGGCAGATCTGAGGTTTGGATAGATGCAAACAACTGTGCGACATGGATTCTTACTTCCGGAAGTAACTGATGATGACCCTACACCCAACGCGGGTGTGCGGGACACCACCAGATTCAATTCAGGGTTGAGTGACCGCTCTACCTTCTACGACTTTGATGAAACTATCACGGGCAACTGGAGCTTTGGATCTATCACGCTTACAGGTGGGTTGAGCCAGGACCTGGTCAACAACACCGGAGCAGCCAGAGTTCCTGGTGACGTGGTGATGCTTGATCCCAATGTTGACCGTGGCTTTATCCTGCCTGTAGCCAATGCTGTTGGTCCTACCGTCGGGGTTGTAGTGGCAAATATCGCGGCTGGTGCTGTCGGGCGTGTCGCAATGGAAGGCTTTGTCCGGACGAAGGTCACGGGTATTAGCCGTCTACAATATCTCGTGACACAGAACGCTAGCGTTATAGCGGCAGGTAGTGCACTAGGTAGCAGCGCAGCGTTTGGGATTGCTCTGGAGAACCCCTCAGGCGGTACGTGCCTGGCCTACCTGCACCCAAGTGCGGGTACCGATCCCGAGAGTATGTTTAAGACCACGACATTGCGGACCAACGTCACCCCTGTGACTGCTGCGATGTTGGTAGGTAAACTCTATCTCTTTGGGTATCTGGCATCTGCTCAAGCAGTGGTACTGCCTGACCCAACCATCAATGAGCGCCCCATTACTGTTGCTGCCGAAGCAGGCCAGATGAACCTCACGGCCACTGGAGGTTCGACTATCATAGGTGGCTCTACGAATCTGGTTACAGGCGCTGTTCAGAACGGTGTCATTGTCGCCCCAGAAGCCTTTACCTACAAAAGCAATGGCATTCAGTGGAGAGCGGTATGACATACCAGAATCTTGGCTATTGGGTCGGCCAAGCTAACGATCTCAGTACGGGCAACCACCCTACTGGATGGACCAATGGGCAGCGTTGGTCTGAGACTGCTAGCGAATGGCAGACCATGTTCAATACCGAGTATTCGTCTGCTAGAGATACATCTGTTGGTCAGCCTGGTAAGCCAAGCGGAAACCAGCATCCAACAGGTTGGGTATCTGGGCAACTCTGGTCTGTAACAGCTACCCAATGGAACGGTATGTGGGGTACAGAGTGGACCAATGCTAGGGACAACTCTGCAGGACAGTCTGGCAATGGACTAGCTGCTCAGCATCCTACAGGGTGGGTAGCAGGACAACAATGGTCCGCTACTGCTCAGCAGTGGTGCGAAATGTGGGGCATCGAGTGGCGGGCTGCTAGAGATCCGCAAGGGTTCCCTTACAGCTATCCAGGGCAACCAGCTAATGGTGTCTATTGGAAAAATACTGCTGAACTTTGGAAGGGACAGGCGGACTACTATTGGGGTCCTGCTGAAGCCTGGAATACTGGTTCTACCTACAAAGCTCTCTACCAAGCCTATGTCGGCTATTATAACGACATGGTTGCCCAGAGAGATTACTGGATCAATGCCGCACACAATGATCCCAACGTGTGGACGAATCAGTACAACGCTGGCGACGCTGCTGCTCAGGCTGCGTACAGGCCCCCAGGTATCCGGAGCTATGACGTTGGTTTCGCCAACAAGAATGTTCAGAAGAACCTATGGACCCAGGTAGGGGTGTTCTACGCTCCCGTAACAGGCCACTATTTCCTCTACTGGTATGCTACTATCACTGGATACGATAGTGGCTATAACAGCGGCAACAGAGGGAGACTAAGACTTAGTAGTCCGAACAACGGGTTGCTCGAAGGTCGGAATGCTGGTTTGAAACCGGACAACAACACTGCTGACACCATGCTCGCGGTAGGTGCTCTGGTGTTCATGGGTGCAGGTCAGGGAGTAGGCTTCGATGCCTATATCGAGGCACCCAATGAATCCTTTGGCCGAAACGTGGTGGACAACGTTGCGCAGATCAAGTTCGTTCCCGAGTATAGCTACCCGAAGTAGGAGGTCAGATGCAAATTATTCTCAAACTCAATCCCAAGACAGCCAGACATCTGTCTTACTGCATAGGTCGCTCTGATGAAGCAAATGCTGTGGTTGGGGCAGCTACTCAGGCAGCAAGGTCTGCCGAGAGGAATGTTCATGACATGATTGCCATGATTGCAGATCAGGATGGCCAGAAGATACCTGACAACTTTGCTGTCACGTTTGACAGTGAACTGAACCAGATTATCATCACCGAGCAGGAGACAACTCAATATGTTGCTCCGATACCTCTGCAAGTAAATGGTGTGAAGGAACACTGATGGGCCAGATCGACCACGTCATATGGTCTTCTGTCATGCAGCTAGACTATGTGTATGCGAATGCCATCCCTACCAAGTGGCGAGAAGAACGTGACAATGGTAACCCGCTTGGCGTACCTTGCACCCCAGAAATAGATGTGCCTGGTCCAGCTGGCTCCAAGGAGCAAGGCTTTACCAGCGGGGTAACTATACATTGGGATCCTGAAAACGGTGCCTACCTCTGTTAGTCTCTTCTATCCGCCTGGCAAGCGGCTAGAAGTATTGCCTCCCAAACCACCTGTAGCTCCCAGAGAACAGTACCTGATAGATGTGTCTAATTATCAGGGTGTTCTGACAGACAAGTGGTTTGATGAATGGAGTGCAAAGGGGTTCTCTGGTATCATAGTCCAAGCCGTAACTGGCATGGATGGGCATACTTTGACTGCTCGTCAGCTTAGGAAAGCAGAGGAGAAAGGCTGGGAGATCAACGGGTACATCTGGTGTACTGGAGAAGCTCCAGTAACTAACCGCAGGCTTCAGTTGTTTGAGGGGATACCAATCATTGATCTGTGGCTAGATGTCGAAGACATGCATCTGTTGCCTTCGGATGTCGATAACGACTTCCAGTTGTGCGACGAGTACATGGGTAAGAAGTGCGGCATGTACACTGGGAAGTGGGTCTTCGACAGACTAGGTTGGTCTCATCGTAACTACTGGTCGGACCGAGGGTTATGGGTGTCCATCTATGATGGATCGCCAGACGTAAACAAGGGCTTTGTTCCATTTGGAGGGTGGGAGCAATGCCTGATGAAGCAGTATACAGACACCCCGCTTGACTTGAATGTGAGACGGGTATGACGGTAGCTGCGTTCTATCCACCAACCCAGAAGCTCCTACCTCCACTACCAGATCCTGTTACTTGGTGGGATGTCTTCCAAGAGAATCGGGATATGGACATGCCAAGACAGGTCCGAGATTGGACCTGTAGTGCGTGTTCTATTGACTGGGTATTGAGAGCTACAGGTGTCTATCCGGGCTGTACTAGAGAATGGGTTGTCGGCGAGTTGGGGTATAATGAGTACTGTGGGCCTGGTGTCGGTATTAGCTCTAGTGCTGGCCTATGTAATTCTCAAGCTGCTATTCGCCTACTTGAAAGATTCTTTGGCGAAGGCAACGTTGTCCAGGAATGGCTCAACTTCGACAGAGCCTATGAGATAGCTACTCAAACTACTGGACTGCTGAACAGTACGGCGTGGTACCACTACGTTGCTTTGAGGGGGGTCATCGGTAATAAGATTTGGATAGCAAACAGCGCGCCCAACTATCCCTCGTGGAACCCTATCCGCAATGAGATGGGTCGCATCGAGTTCGAACGTTTCAACAGCTTTCAGGCCATTTGGATACGGAGGTAACTGAGGTGGCGGTACATCAATTACTACAGGTCGCAGCATTTATATTGCTGTTGATTGCAGCATTGTCTTCCTGGTCTTGGCGACCAGATTGGAATCATGCCTACGGGCACACTCTTGGTTGGGCTGGTCTAGCTTGCTATGTGCTGGCTGGTCTGACTGGCTAATGACCTAGACTCGTGCAGAATATCCGTGGCATTCTGGGAACATGGGCTTGGTTATTTGTCTGTGGTGTTGGTGGAGTAGCGGGCACTATTCTACTTCTCAACATCACAGCGGTAAGGGTAGCTGATGCTGTGCCAGATCCATTACCTACAGCTACCCTTGCTCCGACGACTAACCCTCTGCCGCCTGTAGTATTTCAGGTTACGGTGAACCAGAACGACGAGGGTGATGCTCAGATTGCCATTGCACAGGCTACCCCAGAAGGTACCCCAATTCCTGGTGCTCCTACACCTATTTCTCTGGCCGTCAATATTGATGATCAAGATGGCGACAGGGTAATAACGGTTACTCAGGATCAAGGGGAGATCCCCATAGTAACAGATGCTGAAACGGGTGAGCCAGAGCCTACACCTACTCCAGTAGTTGTGGCTACGCTGGTGGTACCTGCTGGTCAGCCTCTGCCCAAGCCTGCTGTCAAGCCGCAAGCCACGGTGATTATCAATACTCCAACGCCGGTGCCAGTTGAGGAACCTGAACAAGCTATAGTAGAGGGTGAGCCAGAGGAGATGCCGGAGACTCCTGCGGTTGCAGGGTTGCAGCCAAATGCAGCCCCTACCCCCACCCCCCTACCCGAGGAGGAAGAGGAACAGAGGAACAGTGCAGCCTCCACAGCTACTCCGGCTCCAACCAACACATCTGTGCCGGTAGCCCCTGGAGAACCTACCAATACTCCTGTTCCAGTGGCGACGGCTGCTCCTGTGGTACCTACTTCCATACCTACGTCTGGCGTTGCTCCAGAGGTACCTACAGCTACTTCAGTGCCAGTAGTGCCACAAGCTACTGCGACACCTGTACCACCATCGCCACCAACGTCTACACCTGTTCCCCCACCAATACCCACTAATACCCCCGTACCCCCACCACAACCCACCCCGAGACCTACCAATACTCCAGTCCCGCCTCCAACGCCGGTACCCACTGAACCACCTTCAACTGGTAGGCCTCCGCCTGAGCCAACACGTACTCCAATCCCTACATTCACTCCACGTCCGACATTCACTCCACGTCCGACTTTCACACCAAGGCCAACGTTTACACCGCGCCCGCCATTACCAACGTTGGACTTGCCATTCAGGCCGTGATATGGAAGAAACCTTTGTCCTCAATCTCACTACAATGGCAGCGATTGGGGGCATCATGGGCATACTTACAGGAGCGATCTCTTTCCTAGCCAGGGCTTTGATCGCTTCTAAAGATGTGCAGATAGAAAGTCTAAAGGCGGAAATGCTACGTCGAGAAGAGCAGATGCAGAAGGATATCGATTACTATCGTGACTTCTCACAGTATCTGCTTGAGCCAGCCGAAGCACTGGTACGGGAAGCCACGTTTCGAAATACAAGGCCAGAAAAGAATACCGACCCACCACCAAGTCGGTAGTTTTCCAGATCACCCGTTTTGCCACGGGCGGGTGAGAGTAGGCCCCTGAAACGGTTGCGGCGCTTGCCCGCCGCTAGCAACCGGAGTAGGGGGTCTTTCTCTTGGCAAAAAGAATCCCCTGCATACTCCATTCGTGCAGGGGATTCTGACTTAGGGAATTTGAGCTGGAGCTGGTGTTGTTACTGGGATTGCCTCTGGTGTCGGGGTTGCTGTTGGGATTGCTGGAGGAGCCACTGCTGGCACTGCTTCTTGGACTATTACGACTGGCAGTACCTCTGGCGTAGTTGTAGCAGCCACAGTGGGAACGAGGGTGGGTGTAACTGTGGGAACCACAGTTGGGACGATGGTAGCGGTCGGAACTACGGTTGCCAAGTGCTGGTCACAGATATGAGGTAATAGTGGCATCTCGCCACCCTGAGCAACGGCCTTGGGGACGTCATTGCTGCGGCGAATTTCCCACATCTGGTTGGCGGGTTCGTAGTGGCAGTACTCACTCAGAGTAGAACCACCTCCTGATCCGCCACTTCCTCCACCGCCTCCTGTGCTTGAAGCACTAGGCTGTTCTCCGCCTGCTGTACCGCCTGGAACGCTAAACTGTCCAGGTACTCCACCTGGGCTGCTGGCAGGATTTATATTGCAGTCAGGGCACCCACCACCCGAACCTCCACCTCCTGTAGGTGTTGGTGCGGTTGTGATCGGGGTTGGTAAACTCTGTCCACCTGGCCCACAGTCTGGGCATGGCACTGGCGTGTTGGCTGGTGGAGTGTTAGTGGCCGCAGCCGTTGGTATCGGTGTCGCCGTAGCAGGAGTCGGTGTAGTTCCGAACTGACCTGATGGCGGCGGTGTGTTAGTTGGCGGGACCGAAGTTGGTGTTCCTCCGCCACCCGATCCTGGTGTTGATGTTGGCGGAATTGATGTCGGCGTGTTGATTGGCGTATTGGTTGGAGCCGACGTGTTGGTAGGACCAGGAGTACTTGTCGGTGCTACCCAGGTTGGTGTTGTTTCAGGGGTAGCTGTTTTGGTCTTTGTAGGGTAGGGAGTTTTTGTGGCCTGACAGTAGTAATCCCAATCTTCGTAGCAGGCTGAATAAGTTTCTTCGTCCTCGTCAGTGGTGTGTGCTTTTGCTGGTGTCGCAACAGCGGTAGTTATGAGTGGGACGAGGAGTGCAAGTAGCATTCCTCCGACCAACAAGAACCACCAAGGGATAGTGCGCTTGATCATTGGATCCTCGTAAAAAGAAACCCCCTGTGGATGTCCTACACAGGGGGTCTCTTTTACCTACGGCTTGGGTGCGGGTTGGGGCTGCGTCGGCGGGTTTGGCTCAGCAGGCGGAGTTGTTGGCTCCTGCTGCTCGCCTGGCCTCGGCTGCGCCGGCTTCTCACCCGGCTCTCGAGGATCCCGTGGATCCCGAGGCTCCTGTGGACTTGACATATGCTCCCTCCTTCCCTTGAAAGTAGAGTTAGCAGGCTACTTGCGACGTTTGTGACAACACCGCCACCCACTGGATTAAACTGCCGCTCGACAATCCAATCGCCTCACCGCCGTAGGCCCACCCCGTATGCAGACCTACAGTCACCCTCGCCTGCTAACTCCAGCGTAAGTGTAGCAAACAAAAACCCCGCTAGCAATCACTAGCGGGGCTTGAAACTAGTCGGAACGATGTTAGCCAGAAAGCGTGTAGCTATCAGCCTCTTCGTCGATCTCCACGTCGAAACCCTTGCTCTTGAGGAACTTGGCGTAGAAAGCGACATCGAAGTTCTTGTAGTTCTTGGCGTCTGAAAGCTCTTCGATACCCTTCTTACTGGCGAAGCCGGCGGCACGCTTCTTGATCTCTGCCGAGGTACCACCCCTCTTCATTGCCCGCATGATGAAGTCTCTCATGCTGTTGGCATTAGGGGTGTAGGAACCTTCTTCAGCATCGGCCTTGGCGACAGTCTTCTTGACAGCACCGTTGGTCTTGGCAACGCCGTTGGTCTTGGACTTGGCGATAGGAGCAGCAGCCTTCTTCTTGCTCGAGACTACGACTACCTCTTCCTCTTCGTCATCCTCATCCTCGTCTTCGACCACGGGCTTGCGAGACGCCTTGACAGGCGTAACTTTTTTGGTTGGCATTTCGATTCTCCTTAGCAACCACAATAGATTGGGAAGTCCGATTTCCCTGATAATCGGTTGCTGCACAAAAGCACTATAGCACGGACGGTTCTGGGGTGCAAGCTTTATTTTTCTTCGCGCGGAGGTCCTTGTGAAGGTAGAAGTGGATCCTCCCAGGGCTCCAGGCCAGACATCTTCTCCAAGAACAGGTACAGGCCCACGGTCATGCCTATACCGCACAGAACACCTAGGAGGAATATCATCATGGCTTCTTGTATTCCCCTGCCCTCTTATTGGCCTCGCGCTCTACTACATCGAACAGGCGTTTATATGCTTCCGCAGATGTTTCCCCTTCTCGCTTGGTACCTTCTGCCCAAGACTCTACGCGCAAGCTCTGATACTCGCCCATGTTGAGGGTAACCCCAAAGCTTACGCCTATGCGATCCCCAATATCGATGGGGCTAATCTTCTTGATCGTCGTGTCCCGTGGCATTCTTCAACCCAACTATGTAAGACTTGTGCGTCTGTAGTGTGCTGACACCTTCGATGTCTTCGATGGTTAGTATACCATCCCGCATAAGCTGGAAGATTGCCTCGTCGCTGCGCACCTCGGTAGGAACAATGGTGAACACCAGTTCCTCAGGTATGCGCTTGCGCTTCAACAATGCCTTCAGCGATTCGTTGTTCCAGATCTGCGTAGTACCCTGCCGCTTTTGCCACTTGGTACCAGTTTCAGGGTCTACGACGTCTGTAAGGTTGCGTCTTTCGTAGTAGGATATGACTGCTGCGTTGATGTTGTCTATACTGCGAGTAAGCTTCTTTCGCTTCTCGTCCAGGGTAAACCTAAGACGCAACCAGCCTAGTAGCTCGGCCCGATCCTTGACTTTCACGTATAATCTCTAGCTCCATTTCTGCGTAGGCTTTTCTTCTTTCGTACCACTGGCTAACGAGGACCCTCGGGACATCCACGTAATCGCGGACGATAACGTCTCTCTTTCTGGGATGGACACGTTGAATTCGTCCAACTTGCTGCGCAATCTTGCCTTGAGCCCGCGAGGGAAACACAAGGTGGAGTCTGTCGAGCCTTGGGATATCCAATCCCTCATCTGCCAGTTTTGTTCCAAATAGAACGCGCAAAGTGCCTTCTCTAGCTGCTGAGATAGCCCCTTGCCTTTCTTTCTTTGTACGGCTAATATTGCGTGTGACACGTCCATAGCTATCCTTTTTAGTTCCTCCGGCGATAAGGAGCTCTTGGGAAATGTCAGGCCGACGCGACCTGAGAGTGCTTGCCAGGAGTGCGAGGTGGTCGATTTGCTGAGATAGGACAAGTTGGACGTGGTCGCCGCTGTCGTGGTCTGCGATGATGTTCTCGATGATCTGGTCATTCCTTCGTCTATCATTGATCAGAGAACGCACCATATTGTGCCATTGGCGCATGTTAGTATAAGGGTAGTTGAACCCTGTGTCGTGGACCATCACGACAGGGTCTACAATGAGTCCTGCGCGCTTTAGTGCCCTACGCTCGACCTTTGCTATTACCGGCCCACAGATGGCGTACAGAAGCCCTTGCAGATTGTCTTCTCGTCTGGGGGTAGCCGTGGCTCCAAAGCGGTAGTACGCGGGAAACTGCGTCATCACTTCTTGGAAGCACTGTGCGGGACAGTGGTGTGCTTCGTCCAGTATGATGCATCCCCACATGTTCACAAACTCAGGAGTAAGCTCTCTACGCGCCAGCGTCATTACACTAGCCAGCGTGATTTGCTTTATATCGTAGACATCCCCTTGGATAAGTCCGGGTTCATAGCCAAGAAGATCGCGGCAATAATCTTGCCATTGCTTGAGAAGATCATCTGTATGAGCCAGAATGATTGTGGGCTGTCCAAGCTCCGCAACGACATATAGCAGCATGACCGTTTTCCCAGAACCGCATGGTGCCTCGAGTACACCCTGATGTCCATAGTCATCATGCAATAGGTCCCGAACCGCAGGTTTCTGCGGTTCCCATAATTCTATGTCATGGGGTAGTGGCTTGGGATCGAACGTAACACGCAGGTCTTCCCACTCTACGTCAATCTCTAGCTCATTGCACAGCTTCTCAAACTCGGGAACAAACTCTCTCGCGATGTAGTATCCAGACCCGTCTTCACTTGTCTCGATCCCATATATGTATCGCGGGAGTTCATTCCATGTACCTGAACTCTTGTTGTATGTGCTGGTGCTCAGTTGTCTAAAAACGCGGTCTTTGTATTCGGGATTCTCCCACGTTAGGTGCGACATGAGTGTCTGGTATAATGGTCGCGGTATCTCGTCTCTTGGGACGAACAGTCTTCCCCCAACCGTCGCATGGATGATTTGCCTAGATTGTCTGGCCATTGGTGTACCTTTTATTGTAGCAAACCAAATGTCCCGTAGCAATCTATAACTTAGACGTCTAATCTACTTTGTTTTGATATGGCTAGGAACGTCGTAACTGCTATACTGTGGGGTTGTGCAAAAAGAGGGTAAGCGGGTCTCTGGTCTATGACTAAGAACCAACGTCTCGTGCTGGTATGGCTGAAGGAAAACAGCAGCCAGTCTGGAGTTATCCGGTGCAGTAACAGCCGGATAGCAGAGGTTTTCGGATGGTCACAGCCGTATGCCCAGAAGATACTGAGCAATATGGTCAGCATGGGTTACCTGGCAGAGCTTCTTAAAGGGGCCGGGCACCGACCAACGAAATACAAAGTCTTGTCTCCTAGGGACAATCTTTCTAGCCATAATAACCCCCTCCCCCTACCTTTAGGTAGGGGTAATAAAACGAGCAAGCGCGAGGGCGTGTTTGGGAGTGCGCGTATACGTGTAGCGAATGATGAAGGTTCTCTACCTCTTCCTCAGTCACGGCGGGTAAACCGTGACGGCCCCATGAAAAAGTTTCGTGAGAAATGGGACCAGGTGAGTAAGTGGGGACCCACAGACATCGTTTGTTATTATCGTTGGCTGTACCATACAAGATTTGGCGAAATGCCAGAGGTAGACTGGTCTATCTGCTGTGGCACAGCCAGATCGTTGATGAAGCGTCTTGGCAGTTCTAAGTCTGTAAAGCGATACCTGCAGATTGCTTTCAGTATCATACGCTTCAAACCTCAGGGTCTCAATTCGCTCTACCACAGTACCCTTTATGAACAGGTGCGGCAACATTGGGAAGATGATGAGGATCTGTGGGATGATTACCATGACGATTGGGTCTTTCCTTGGTGCAAGCAAAAGATGCTCGAGCGTTCTCGGGAGATGAACCGAGTGTACATGCAGCATCTGTGGGATGTATCGCGTACTCCAGAGCATCAAGCTCGGATGGAAAAACAACGACAAGAGAGACTGCATAAGGTCATGTTTCAGAATATGAAAGATAATTGGGAATTGTACTCGGAAGTCCGTCGCTAGTGGCTGGCATCCCAGGTTTGGGACTGGTATACTGTGGGGTGCAGCAAAAAGACCTAATGTGGGGTACGTAGTGGCGACAAACGAGGACTTGCTTATTAGTGCGATTGTGCGACACAGTCGCGGGCCTGGACATGGCGTAGGCACTGCATCTAGACATGGTGCAACCGATACCGTGTTTATGCGGCGAAAGGCTGAGTGGCTATGGCTTCAGGAACATAGGACAGCAAGCAAAGAAACATTCAAAGCGCGCTTTCCTAATTTCAGAGTCTATACCACAGACCCGGAAGAGATGCCGTTGCTGGTGCAACAGGCGCAGCGCACCAAGGCAGAGTATGACTTGGGAAAGATGTTCGAGCGTGCCATGCGACGTCTGGGCCGTGTCGAGCCAACGCAGCTTGCGACCGAACTCGAAGGCGATATCCGACAAATTCTTCAGTTATACGCCAAGGGCGAGGATGTCGATCTGGTCAATAACTGGCAGCACACGTACAACCACGTGAAGCGTGCCCACGATCAGATTGAATCGGGGCATTCCATTGGGTACCCGTTTGGTATACCAACCCTGGATAAATTCACGGGTGGGATGCAGGCCCCAGACTTGATTACCATCGTGGCCCGCCAGGGCGAGTTCAAAACGTGGATGTCTCTGTTCTTCGCAACCAAAGCATCTATCGAAGGTGCAAAGGTTTTGTATGCCAGCCTGGAGATGTCGCCAGCCCAGATTGGTATGCGGGTGCAGACCTTGATGAACAACATGCTGGCGTCCAGTATGCAAGACGAGTTCAAGGACCGCTTCAGCAACATGGGTATGATGATGGGTGCCGTAGACCTGCCCAAGTACAGGCGGTTTCTCATCAGAGCCAAGAAACACCTGAAGTCTGGCTTTATCACCCCCAATGCGCAGGGTGGGTTCTCGATGGCTACGATGGTAGCTAAGTGCGAGCAGCACAGGCCGGACATTGCGTTCTTCGATTACTTCGGGTTGGGTGTGGGCAACGACGTGGTGCGGGGCGGAGACAACTGGATTCAGGCAGTCCAGACAAGCCGTATGGCGAAGCACAATATCGCCCGCCAATTTGACATCCCGTTTGTGCTAAATGCACAAGCGAACCGCAAGGGCGTAGATGCACAAGATGCGCCAGAGCTAGACCATATCTCATTGACGGATGCTCTGGGCGCAGATAGCGACCAGGTGTTGTCCCTTCGATACAGGGCGGGCGACCTGAAGATGGTTGTGAAGAAGAACAGGCGGGGTCGTACAGGAGATACAATCAAGTTCGAACTGGACATTGACAATGGAGTCATCCAAGAGCTCGAGGGTACCAGGGCACGCCGGGGACGCAACACCGAAGAGTCCGAAGATTAACTGGCGCGAGCTAGTTGTAGGTGTGCTTATCGTAGCGGTGTTCTGTTTGGCTGCATACCTGACTGTGATGGCTGCGGGAAACAGACCTACTCCCCCTGTAAACTATCAGTCTACCCCACAGTCAAGACCAAATACCCGTGTTCCATGATATTGACGACCTTGAGATCAATGTACCACAGGTACTTGATAGACTCAAGATAGAAGGCGAAGTTATACAGCAGGAGTTCGTGGCGCTGTGCATCTTCCACGGCGAAACGGGCGCACCCAACCTGGAGATCAATACCGTAACTGGTCTCTGGCATTGTTGGGTCTGTGGAGAACGGGGTAACCTGCCCCGTCTGGTAATGCTAACGCAGGGCACCACTTACCGTGATGCCATAGACGTTGTCAGCGAGTACGGCAGCCCATTAGATATAGTAAGCATGCGTAACCGTGGGTTGGCCCAGCTTGACACAATCCTTAACCCTCCACGACACAAATTCAAAGCAATCGATATATCGCGGTACCAGAAGGGTAAATCATGGTGGTGGTTCAATGGATTACCATACGGTAGGTTCTCTAGGGAAACTGTCGACCGATTTCGCCTTGGCTACGACGGAAGCTCTAAGCGATCGGTTATCCCAGTTAGAGCAGATGGAAAGTGGGTCGGTATTATCCGCCGTGCCGTCAATGCGTGGCAACACCCAAGATATCTCTACTCTAAAGACTTTGATCGCCGCCATGTCCTGTACGGAATGCCGTACATACCTGCCCGCCGAGATTCTTGCATTATTGTCGAAGGTGCCAAAGATGCACTCCGCGCATACGAATATGGGTTGGATAACATAGTAGCAACGCTAGGTACCGGGCTAACGCGCGAACAGCTAGCTTTACTAGCCGAAAGGTTCGATGAGGTAACTGTGTTCAGCGACAACGACGCCGCTGGTCAAGTGGCACAACTGAAAATGTGCCAGCAATTAGCAGAGTGCATTCCGCGTGTATTTGTTGTACAATGGCGTAGCATTGGGAAGAAAGATCCCAATGAGCTCACTGAGCCAGCAATGCGCAGGCTGCTGCGTGACCGTATTCACTGGACTACGTTAGTGGAACCGGACTACGACCCATGGAAGTAGTCATGGTTATCCTGGGTGTGATAGCTGTGATGTGGGTCTTGTGGGGTACTGCTGCTGAAGAGAAAGATCCTATAGTAGTGGCGGCGAAACAACGTCGTACTTCGGCTATAGAGATGCGCTCTAGACGGTACACCAACGTAGTCTTGAAGAGACAGGTCCAGACGGTACGTCACAAGGTCGCTGGTATTGGTTCAGGTACAGGTAACGGAGGAGCCACCCAGAATAAGAGCTGAACGTGGCAGCTTGCTCCGCAAAGCTGGGACAAGTACACTTTGGTGGTAGGGCCAGGACTGGCCTAAGTGAGGAGATATATGGCAACTAAGAGCAGTGCATTTTCACGCAATGGGGACGATGCGCCAAAGAGCATCAAGGTGCGAACCGTAACGCACGCAGATGCCAGGAGCATGCAGGACTCCGCCAAGCAGACGCCAAATGTGCGTTTGACATTCAAGGAAGGCGAAGCCCGTACCGTTCGCTTTCTGCACGAGCCGTTCGACCGCCGCAATCCGTGGGTGGAGTATGGCGAACACTACATTCAGGGTGGTGGCGGCAACAACGGTGGGTATGTCCCGTGCATCGAAGACTGCACGCTGGATGCCGACTTCAGGCCAGGTAAACGCTGGTATGTCAATGTCTGGGACCGGGATAGCAAGCAGGTCCGGCTTCTCAAGCTGACTGGTGCAATGGTCGAGAACCTCATCATCAAGTTCGAGCGTCGCGGAACTATCATGGATCGCGACTACAGCATTACTCGGACGGGTGAAGGTACTGATACCAAGTACCATATCGAGGCCGAAGAGAAGGAAGCGTTTACCCAACGCCCCAAGCAGATCGATATCAATGCGTATCTGGACCAGCAGGCCCAGGCGTATTACGGCAGCCGCAAGCTGAAAGCACATACGTCCGCCATCGATGACGATGATGAAGAGGACGTGGAAGATGTTGAGGATACCGAGGAGGACGAGGACGAAGAGGAAGCGCCTCGCAAGGTAGTCAAGGGCAAAACAACAACCAAGCGTCGTCCTGTGGCCGACGAGGATGAGGATGAGGAAGACGAATCGGGCGAAGAAGATGAATCGGAAGATGAAGAAGACGAAGATGAAGACGAGCGCCCAGTCCGCACCAAAGCTGCCGCCGGACGCTCCAGCAAAGCCGCAGCCGTAGAGGAGGACGAGGACGAAGATACTGATGAAGACGATGAGGAGGATGAGGACGAAGAGGACGAAGCGCCACGACGGAAGACTACGAAAACCACCTCTCGTCCAACGACCACAACAACCAAGCGTCCACTCGGCAGTCGACGCTGATTTTTTCGATCGGTTAGAGCAGACTAGGTAATCTATAGGGGTTTGCATGGGGACCGTCCGGTGTGCCATAATGTACAGGTCGGCCCATGCAGCCCAGGGAGAAACTAATGGCAGTCCTCGAAGAAGGCCAAGAGCTATACGATGGGTATTGCATGAAGTGCCGCGTCAAGGTCAAGAACCTGCGAGGGAGGTACCGCGTAACACCCAACAACCGTGGCATGATCGAAGGTAATCACACCAAGTGCGGGACGAAGGTGGTTAAGATCACCAAACTACGCCCCGAAGTCAAACAGAAGAAAGCAGTGGCATAACACAATGACGCAAATGGTTGATCGTGAAACGGCGCTGCAGACGCTCCTACCCTTCAGTGGGCTTGAGGAACGCCAGTTTGCCCCAGACGACAGCTATGGATTGCAGACGGGCACAAACGGCAAAGTTCAGTATCGGTTCGGTAACAAGGACGACGTGTTGCCTCTTGGGCCAGGGGCATGGGACACGCTGTTCCGAGTTAGCGGCTTGCAGACGAACAGCATGCTCAAGTTCATGGGTACACCAGCGCAGGAGCACGTTGTAGGTCTGTTGGATCACGCATTCCGAGAGCGCCAGGGCAATCTAAAGGCGCTAACCCGTGATGGTGAGATCCAGGCCATCATCGATGGCAGGGTCGAAGTGCGTGACCCCGTAGACTACATGCGCACGGCAGAGCGGGCAATGGGTGGCCGTCGGCATGTCAAGGGCTACAAAGTCTGGGGTACTCAGGACCGCCAGTATATCTCATTGGTCACTGATAAAGAGATTAGCATGGGTGGCCGCGACTACCAGCGTCTCGAAGGTGGTGCCCAGGGAGCTAAGGTCAACGACGTCGTAGCGAGCGGCGTGCAGTTGTACATTAGCCCATACGGGTACAGTGCCCCAGGTGGTACCGGACTCGGTCTAGACCTCTCGGGATACTGGGAGCGCCTGCTGTGCACCAATGGCATGACCAGTACCCAGAATGTCATGCATTTCACCAAGCGGGCAGATGAGTCGGACGACAAAGAGTGGATCACCACTAACGTGCCCACCATCCTCAACAAAGTTGAGACGGAGGTTGATCGATTCAAGGCGCTGAAGGATGTGGCGGTCGGGCAGCATACCGACGAAGAGCTTGCGGCCATGCTGCAAGACTTTGGCATCCCGCCCGTTGTACGGGACATGATCCGCAACAGGCTGGTCAACCATCCTGTGGAGAACCTGTATCAGTTGGCTAACCACGTGACCTACGTGGCCTCCAACTACAGCAGGGTCTTGGAGGATCCCTCCCTGGTACGGCGGCTGATGCGGGTTGGCGGCAACATCGTTCAGCACCACAGCATCTGCGAAACCTGCCATCGCGTTATGCCCAAGCGTGAGCGGCGGCGCGTGGCGGCTTTGCAGGAGGCGTAAGCGGAACTCCTTGGTCGGAGGAAGCGTGGGGGTGGGAAACCACCCCCATTGCTTTGTGTGGAGTGATACGTGGCAACACCAGAAGATATGATTCGTGTTGAGATCAAACAGGGTTGGCTGCTTGACCAGTTCGCAGAGCATGTACTAGGGCTAAACCCGGAGGAAGAGGCATACGAGACACAGTTATGGCTAGGTGAGCTCAACCTCGACTTTGCTTCAGCACTGGTAAAGTACGATGCGCTGGTACAGCAGAAGAACCAGCAGTACGGCGATGCATGGCAGAAAGACGGACCAGTTACGTCCCTGGTAGATCTCAAGGATAAGCTGTATCGCTTGCAGTCTGCTGGCGACAGTGGGGCCATCCTTACCTGGGACGTAGACAAACTCAGGGGTACTCTGTACGACATACTGGTGCGCAGCCTTATGATACTGTCCTGGTTCGAACTCAACTTTGATGATGATGACGATGAGAGAAAAAACGGGAGTGACTAGTGATCATCAGACCGTATACATCGGGCACTATGCAAGTAGGTTGGCGCGATGAACTAGAAACCAAATACAAAGATATCATCCGTGAAACTATCGCAGCCAAGTGGTCCACCATCAAAGTTCCAGCGGATTATAGTCGGCCTCGTCAAGACATTGATCACCTGCTTGGTCGCGTGGTTTGGCTACATCCTCGTCCCCCGGTTTCTGTTCGAGATGGGGATCGTGCCGCCAGAGCTGGCTTTTACATTCCTCGCAACCTACGTCTTATCCACGATTGTGACTTTGTGCTTTCTTGCATCTACCCGACATACCCATCCATTGATTCTGCTCATGAAGTGGGGGCCGCTTATGCTTGGGGTAAACCTGTTGTCACTGTGGATCTCACGGGCGGCGCTGGAGATTATGCAGCATGGCGGGCAATGAGCCTGGTGGTACTCGATAGCATTGATGCCGCTGCTGACTACCTGCTGTATCAGGTTCAGGATAACGATGACCTAACGGCGCAGTTGAGCCAGAACACGGTAGGTGATAAACTACCCGTATGAGATTCCTGGTAATTGACTTTGAAATCATCGAACGCGGTGGGATAAACCGCATTGTCGAAGGATTGCAGTATGGTCTAGAAGCTATCGGGTGCACGTTCGATTACTTTTGGGCCAGTAAGGCCGGCAGGGTACGCAGCCTAAGCCAGACGGCCCCTACGATGGTCAATAGCAGGTACTACCGCTTACCTGCTAAGCAACTACCGTACCGTGGCGATGAGGCGAGGAGGCAATATCGTACGCTCTTGCGCGACTACGATGTTGTCATGTTCATGTTGCCATGCCCGCACGATATCAAGAGCAATACCGGGGATATGTCGTGGATGATGTTGTATCAGGAGGCCGCGGAGGCGGGGCTTCCGATTATGGTGATGATCCACGACAACCTGTGGGACACCTACTACCCGTGGTATCGCCAAGTATCGGACTTGGTGAGCCTACACATGTTTACATGTTATCAATCCAAATACGACTCCCTGGCGCGTCTGCCCGGACACTTCGTGTTTCTGCCCACCCCGTTGGACGTCAGTCAAGCGGCTTTGTACCATCCAGAGAAGACTGGATCTATTTGCTGGATGCCGCAATGGAAGAAGTGGAAAGGCATCTATCCTTTCATTAAGGCACTGCCACAGATAGAGCACCCTGTCGATATGTACAACGCCGGGATCGAGTACCACAATGCGCGGAATAAAGTGGGGGCGGGTTGGAAAGATGGCATCGGCCTCGACCATGTTGGTCGCCGTCGTGGCCGTGGGCGACCTGATCACCAATATTGGGGAGCACAATTACCTGCCGAGCTGCCTGGGATTTATCGTAGGCACAATATCAGCGTGGATCTTAGCGGTTCTATTGGTGGGCAAAGATTCGACGGACAGACATCCTGTGTTATGCTTGAGGCCATGCTGTACGGTTGCGTTTCGGCCGTTAGCACAAGGGTTCAGGAGCACCGATGGAGTCCCCTTTCCCAAGCCGATGTTACTTGGGGACTGCCCCCTTCACCTGACGGAATTGCAGAACGACTTAATGAACTGATGGCAGACACGCGCCTTCAAGCGCG